TCTTGAATACTTCAATAAGATTACTGCTGGTGGTGTCTCTAACAAAACTCTTAACATCGCACTTGCTGGCACTGGTGTCGGTAAATCTTTATTCATGTGCCATTTTGCTTCCAGCGTTCTCGTTGCAGGAAAAAATGTTTTATACATTACACTTGAGATGGCAGAAGAAAAAATTGCGGAAAGAATTGACGCAAATCTTCTCAACACTAATATCAGGGAAATTGGTGAACTACCAAAGGCAACCTTCTTCAAGAAAATTAATGCACTTAGTTCACGGACCAATGGGAAATTGATTGTTAAAGAATACCCTACTGCTTCTGCACATGTAGGACATTTTAGATCTCTTCTTAATGAATTGGCACTGAAGAAGTCTTTTAGACCAGATATTATCTTCATTGATTATCTAAACATTTGTGCTTCTTCTAGATATCGTTCAGCAGTCAATGTTAACTCATATTCTTATATTAAAGCAATCGCAGAAGAACTTCGCGGATTAGCAGTAGAATTTGATCTCCCCATTGTATCTGCTACACAAACAACTAGAAGTGGATTTACCAGTTCCGATCCAAATCTGACAGATACATCAGAAAGCTTTGGTCTTCCTGCTACTGCTGACTTGATGTTTGCTCTTATCAGTAGTGATGAGCTAGAGCAACTTGGACAGATTATGGTCAAACAGTTGAAGAATAGATATAATGATCCCACCATCAATAAAAGATTTGTTGTTGGTATTGATCGTGCAAAAATGCGTCTTTATGACTGTGAACAGTCTGCTCAAGAGGATATTCTTGACAAGGGAGACGATGAAGAGTATAATAGTGATGATGACAAATCATCCAAAGCTAAATTCAGCGACTTTAAATTCTAATGGCATTTGAAAAATATAAAGAGTTTGTTTCCAAAGTAACTAGTCCTGCTTCTAGTGATAAAGAAGCATTTCTATCACGCATTCAAGAACTTGAAGATGGCGGATTAGAAATTCATCGTCTTCTTACTGGGGCAGTTGGTATTTCTGCTGAAGCAGGTGAGTTTATGGAGATTGTGAAGAAAATTATTTTCCAAGGAAAACCTGCTAATGAAGATAATCTAGAGCATCTTAAAATTGAACTTGGTGATATTCTTTGGTATGTTGCTCAAGCATGTCTTGCTCTAAACATTTCTTTGGAAGAACTAACTGATATGAATATCAAAAAACTTTCAAAGCGTTATCCTGAAGGAATGTTTGATGCATACTATTCAGAAAATAGAGCAGCAGATGATAGATAATTATTGTATTACATGCCTGAAGATTGGAGACAAGTTTACTTCAGATTATGTAAACAAACTTTATACTATGGTCTGTTATCAAACAGATGTACCATTTTTTTGTTTTACAGATAATTCTGATGGCATCAATCCAAATGTAAATATTGTTTTAATTGATGTTTCCGAATATTTAAGTTGGAAAAATTGGTGGGCAGCATGGTACAAAATCTCTTTATTTGTTTCACCAGAATTAAAAAAGTTTAATAGAAAGATCTTTTTTGATCTTGATATTATTATTCATGGCAATATTAAACCAATCTTAGACTGTGATAGTTCATTTTCACTAATCTATTCTAAATGGAAAGGTGTTATGCATAAAGTAAAATATCCTACCAAATCTATGTTTAATTCTAGTGTTATGGTTTGGAAAGATAATACTTCAATCTATGAATATTGGATAAAAGATCCTAAAGGATATGTTGAAAAATATCATGGAACAGATGACTTTTATCATAATGAGGGAATTGAAAGAACTCCTTTGCCAAGTATTTGTTATTCATATCGTGATGGGTGTAAGACAAAACAAGAGAATAGTTTAGTTTTGCGTGAAGATCATGCATTGGCAATTCTTCACCAACATCCAAAAAATCACGAATTGGATGTAAAAGAACATCCAATTATCGAGTACTGGAACGGAAAAAAGCCCCTTCTCTAAATATTTGGAGAGGGGTATTTTTATGACAATCGATAAGGGAAAGCAATTTGAATATGCTATTATGCTTGCTGCATATAGTAGGATTGATAATCCCACTCTTGGCGAACAAAATGAAATTAGTAAGTTATCGTTTCAACCAATTGAGCAAGTAGTGCAAACTGCTGCCAATCAAATGATGGATAAAATTCAACCATCAAATCCTCAACAATTCTATAAATCTTTTCGTCAACTTGGTGGATCTAGTCCAGAACCAAAAACTGATGTTCTGTTTATAAGGAACGGTATCAAATATAGGTGTTCAATGAAATGGGGGGATGCATATCAACTATCAAGTGCAGGTATCCAAGGAACGGTAAAAGTACTAAATGATGTCTTATTCAAAGTTGCAATGGCAGGTGGAATGGGTGCTGCTGAAGTGGTAAAAGTTGCCATGGTTCTTGATGAATTATCTCAAAAATTGGGGGAAGGACCAAAGAAACAACCACAACCTGTTATGAAAGCAATTCTTGAAGAGGCAAAACGATCTGGTGGATTGAATGAAAAACTTCAAGCAATTTTAGGATCTAAAAAAAATCCTGAAGGTGATAAGTTATTTTTAGCATTTAAAAGAGAACTTGTTCGAGAATCTTTGACTGGTACTATGACATTTGGCGCAGCAAATGATAAGACTGCTAATTATATTCTAAACGAAAAAGAGCTAAAACCTATAGATGATAAATTGGTGAATGAAATTGCCGACAAAACTTATATTGATATTCGTCTAAAGGGAAGAGGAACAGACCCATCTGGTGTTAGATTAAACGAAGCAGTAATTAGAATTGAGCCTGTATTATGAACCAACTTATTGATGAACTAATCACTTCATATAAGTCTATAAAAAAACGTAAACAGATAATGAAGCGTGAGATTGAAGATTTTATGAGGTTTTATATTGCATCTATTGAGAACTACAAAGAAGACAAGACTAAATATTTGCAGTATAAGACGCTAGGATTAGCGTTTATTGAGAAGAATAAAAATCAAATCTATCAGAAAATCAGTGAAGCAGTTCAACCAATTCATTCTAGAAGCAAGAACCACCCAAGCATCAGCACAGGCAAGACGTTTGGGATTAGTAGGAAATGGACATGGTGATTGGTATGATAAGCAGGGGACACTGAAAGCTAAAACTATAAAGGGTCAGTTGAAAATGTTCACCCCTAAAGCGGGTGATGATAAGGATGGAGAAAAATCTTCCAAGTCTGCAGCAAGTTCTGCAGGTAGCTCAACGAGTAAAGCGGGTGGATCTGAAACTACTTCGACTACTGCACGAACAGCAGACTATGAAAGACTTCAACAAGTAGTTCAAACACAACAAGCAAGACAAGAGTTTGATGCAATGGCACGTAAAGAGCCATTGACAATTGCCTTTGATAAATTCGATAATGATGAAGTTACAAACAATATACTAGCGGCAGTAGAGGAAACATCACAAGGATCTCCATATTTTATTTTCCCAAGTAGGGATGCAGATATTACTAGACTAAAGGAAACTTATGGTGATATTATTGTCGATGATGAAAATGCAGAAACAATTTATGATGTTCTTCAATCCATTTATGAAAGTGGATATAATGCTATCAACATTGTAGTTAGAAAAAGTAGAGCACAAGATATTGCTAAACTTGCATTAGAACAGAATGGTCAATTATATCGATACGTGATGATGAACATCATTCCTGTTGATGAAAGATCCATTAGAGAACAGTATATTTCTGGTGATATATTCAAAGAGGGTGAACTTGTGGAAACTAAAAAATCTTCTGGAGTAATTATAAGAAGGGGAGCAAATCATGTCATATGTCTTGATGAACATGATAATACATTTAGGTCTTGGATTACCGAAATAAAGGTGAATTATGATACTTATAACATACAATAAATAAATACAGAAACGTATAAGTCTATCCAATGAATATCTGGGAACAGTCTTTTGAAGATCTTCGTCGCCCCCATCTAGAGGAAAAGAAGGGTGATGGAAACCTAGCAAATAATTATCCTCCTTACGATAAGGTTACCAGAGGTGACGTAATTGCTGGTGCAACTAATAAGGACCAGATGGGTGGAAAGAAAAAGATGATGAAAAAAGAACACTCAGATTGGAGGTCTGATCTAGGTTTTTTTACTGAAGAGGACTGCGGAAGCGGTCCAATGAAACCTAAAAAAGGTATCAAAAATAAGATCACTATAAACCCAGATCTAAAGACAGAAGAGAATATTAGTGAATTGACAGGACTTGCTATCAAAGCAGGACTAGCTGCTGGAACTGCACTTGCAGGCAAAGCAGCTTATGATAGGGCAAAGGATGTTGCTGGTAAGATGCAGCAAAGAAATCAGCAAACCCAAAAAGCAATCAATCAACTTAGAAATTCTTTTGAACCAGAAGGCGAAGAAATTTCCGAAAGAGAAATGACTTCTACTGAAATGAAGAAGGAAAAGGAACTGAAGAAGAAGTATGATCCTTCTGGAATGAAAGCTTCTATGAAGAAGCAATATGGTCCTGAAAGAGGAAAGGAAGTTTATTTTGCTACCATTCGCAAGAAAGCGATGGAAGAGATTGAAATTGATAATGAGGAGTTTGCTGGTAATTATGAAGGTCCTCTTTATGCACCACATCCAGATTTGGTTGAGAAAAAAGACGATACATATCTAGAACCAGATATGAAGAAGCGTCAAAAAAATAATGAAAAGGCAATCGCTGATATGAAAAAGACCAAAGCTCATAGTGATATGGTCAAAGCAGCACGTAAGCAGTTTGAAGAAACTGAAAGGGAATTAGATTACTATCTTGGTGAAGCACTTAGACCTGCTTCTGAAAGAATGCAAAGAACTCAAACTGCTGCAGGAAGAAAAAAGCAAGAGCAAGCAAGAACTAGAAAGTCAAAACTAGAAGCAGAAGCAGATAAAATTCTTGCTGGATTTAGCAAGAAAGGAACTGGTCTTGCAAAAACAAAACCAATGAGTGAAAGACGTGAAATGGATGAACCAGGTGAAAGTGATACTAATCCAGATGTAAAGAGACATAATAAAGCAGTTGGATATAAATCAAAATCAAAAAGACCATCAATCGCTAATGATCCACGCTATGGAACAATTCGTGATAGTTCTGGGAAGTGGAAGTACTGATAAATAATTTTGTACATCAATAGGAATTTAACATGAAAAACATATTAGTAACCGTAGTAAAACCAGTAATTATTTCTGTTGCTACACATCCTGCTGTAAAACAGATGGTTGTAGAACTTCTTCAAAAGTATGTAAGAACAACTGATAACTCAATTGATGATGTTGTTCTTGTTATGGTAAAAGATAGGATCTTTAAGCCACAAGCATGATTACTTGCCTAGTAACCAACTGGGGAATTACAATCGTCTTAGGAATATTGTTAGCTGCTTCTGAGTGGTTAGCAAAAACCAAACGTTTCGAAGAAAATGGGTTGTTAGATTTTATATCCCATTTTCTTCGAACTGCACTAAAAAAGTAACTAAATAAACTAACTTACCACAACTTCGGTTGTGGTCTTTTTATAAATATTTTAAGCAAAATAGATAGGAAAAACTAAGATGGCAATTTGGGGAATTTCAACTCAAAGTGAATATGCTGCTAATTATTATGCTATCCCAAAACATCTAATTGATGTTGATAGAAACAGAACACCTTATAATTGCTTTGCAGATGAAAGAGGATGGGTATATAGACATTACGGCGATAAAGTATATTCTGGTCTTTCTACTTCATATTATGATGAAGTTCTAGTTCATGTATCTGGACTTGCAACAACCAGACATCCAAACGGAAGCAGAATTACTGGTCTTGGCGCTGCTACGCCAGTCGCAGTTTTCTTTGAAGAACCAAATGGTGCATCTCCAATTAGTGTTGCTGCTGGAGGCACTGACAGAATTGTTAGGTCTGGAGTTGCAACAGGTGTTGGAACTGCTACTGGATATGTTCATGTTGTTTGGAATGAACCAGTTTTCTGTTCAGCTGGTGCTACTGTAAATATCAGAGCAAACACTGGTGCAGGGACTTCGTTTGTTGTTGGTACTGCAGTCTCGATGACACCTAATGTACAAGTTCCAGTTTACTTTGGAACTCGCACTTCTGGTTCTGATACTGGATATGGTTATACCATGATGAAGAACTTCAATGGTCAGATTGGTAATAGAATTGCATTCCAGTTTACTACTAATTTAGGTATTGGAACTGTTCTAAACATTCACGTTGCTGGTAATGTTGTAGGAACAATTACAGACTTCCAAAATTCAACTGCAGAAAAGACATTCACTTCCGACATGATTAGAAATGTTGGTGGTGCTGGTACATATTTTGGTGGAGGAATTGCTGGGGTTAGCACATATCCACATGCTGTAAGAGGCGTTGGCATCGGAACTACAACATTAACGATTAAATAATTTTAAATGAAATTTGATGAATTGAATGAAGATAATTATCTTCTGTTTGCTATAAAATATTATGACAATCCTCACGCTTCTACTATGGAAGAATTTGAGGAAGACTTGAAACGATTTAAGTATATAAAAAGATTGTTTAAAAAATATATTGAGCAAAATGAACTAAGGCATCATCTTATATTAAACCATATTATTATATGTTTTAACGTGTTTGGCGAAGCAACTATTCCTTTATTATTTTATAAGATTGAAAAGGAATATTGGTCTCTTATAAAAACATTTCTTATGTTTTTAAATAGAATACCCGATTATCCTAAATCTGGATTAGATGATATTCCAGTTCACAATGAATGTAATCGTATTCTTAATACAATCTGATGGATATCGAGCGAATAATAAATATTATTAGAGAGAATATGATGGTTACGGACCCTGGAAAAACAGGAAAGCCAGGCTTCAGTAATCAAGCACAGGATGAAGGTCCTGTTGCAGGTTATGATCCTGTAATGGATTTGAGACGTAAGTATGGTAAAAAGTTGAATTTGTTTTACCGTAAACGTCTACAGGACATTAAAAATGCTAGGAAACACCGAAATAAAAAGTAAGGTAGCCGTATTGGAACAAAGATCAGACTACCAAGAACATCTTATTCAAAAAGTAGATGCTGCTATTCAAGTAATGAAGGAAGCAGTAGAAAATGTTTCAAAGATGTTGGCAGTTCATAATGAGCGTTTGGATCAGCATAACAAAACAGAAACTCTTATGATCGAAATGATCAGGGAGGTAAAAGAAAATCTTGAATCTGAAGATGTAGATTTGAGTGATCGTATTGATGCTGTAGATACTAAAATTGAAGAACTAAAAAAGTTCAAGTGGATCGCGGTTGGGGTTGGATTGGCAGCTGGTTTTATTGTCACGACAGTGGTATCACTTGCCTCAGGTATATTGACAGGGGAGAACATTCAGAGTAGAATGGATCAACAAGCACCAGCAAATGTTAGATGATTTTTGTTGACCACAAATACATTGGTCTGGTTTCCGCACGTCTAGAAAAATTTTCTAAAAGAAAAGAAAATCTTTATACCTTTCGCTGCCCTTATTGTGGCGATTCCAAAAGAAACAAAAATAGAACTAGAGGATATTTCTATCAGCGGAAGTCAGACTATAATTTCAAGTGTCATAATTGTGGGGTTTCAAAGTCTTTTACATATTTTCTAAAGGATATTGACCAATCTTTATATGATCAATATGTCCTTGAAAGATATAAGGAAGGACTAACTGGCAGATCCACAAATACACCAGAACCAAAGTTTGAGTTTAAAGAACCAGTTTTCATAAAGAAAACCAAGATTGATCTACCAAAAGCATCTGAAAATCCAAGGGCAAGTGACTATCTGAAAAAAAGAAAAATCAATCCTATAAACTTTTTCTACGCAGAAAAATTCAAAGAGTTCACCAATAAACTCAAGCATACCTTTGATGACATTGGTAATGATCACGCGAGAGTTATAATTCCCCTCTATAACGAAGAAAAACAACTTATAGGTTTCCAGGGAAGAAGTCTCGATCCATGGATACAACCTAAATATCTTACCGTCATGCTTGACGAAGATGCACCCAAGGCTTACGGACTTGATACTGTAAATAAAGATGAGACAGTTTATATTACGGAGGGTCCATTCGACAGCACGTTTATCAAAAATTCGATTGCAATGTGTGGAGCTGATGCTAATCCTGTACTGTGGGGTATCAACGATTGTGTTTACATTTATGATAACGAACCACGCAATACAGAAATTGTATCAAGAATTTCCCGTACTATCGAAAGTGGACAAAAGGTTGTCATTTGGCCATCATCAATAGTTCAGAAAGATATCAATGATATGGTTTTATCTGGACATAATGTTCAGCAAGTGATAGAATTGAATACTTATTCAGGACTACAAGCAAAACTAAAGTTTACTAACTGGAAGAAGAATGAGCAACGGAATAACAGTCAAAAAGCGAGATGGGTCCATTGAAGGACTAAATCTTGATAAACTACATGTGATGGTAGAAGAAGCGTGCAAGGACCTTGCAGGCGTTTCTGCATCGCAGGTAGAGATCAATTCTGGTATTCAGTTTTACGATGGCATTACTACAGGAGAGATCCAAGAGATCTTGATTCGTAGTGCTTCAGATTTGATTGATCTAGAAAATCCAAACTACCAATTTGTAGCAGCAAGATT